GGCACCTTTTATACCACCTAAGACAAAAGCAATTGTTTTATTAATAAAGCCTTCTTGTCCTTCCATAGCACCAAAAGCACCTTTTACTGCTCCAATAATACCAGAAATAACAATAAAAAATCTACCAAGCACTTGACCGAATCCAAAGAATGCTCCACCTATTCTACCTAAAAATTCAAATGCTGTTTTTAAAGGCCTAACTGCATTTAAAAATTTAAATATGTTAGTTCCTAATTTTGAAAAGAATCCACCAGTAGTTGAAACAGCTTTACCACCTCTATTTAAAGCTGCAGCAATTTTACTTGTTTCAGCTCCAAATAATTTTTGTATATTTTTTAATGGAGAGAAAAAGCCAGTAATAGTTCTTATTATTGCTTTACCAGTTTTAGTGTCCATAGGAGGTGCAAAGTTTAATTTAGTTAAACCTTTTAAAGCACCTAATCTACCACTAAAAAATCCAAATGCACCAGCCATTAATCCTGTAAGATTTCTAACTGATTGAGCGAAAAATCTTACTAAGTCTTTAACACCTTTGAAGATTGTACCAAATGCTCCTCCTTTACCACCTTTAGGAAAAAATCGACTTGTAAAAGCTTTTGCAGCAGCTTTAATAATATCACCAAATACAAAAAGAGCTCCTTTTAATCTAGAAAAGAATCCTCCAAATCCAAGTAGCTTACCAATTTTACCGCCTAGTAGTCCTATTCCTTTACCTAATAGTTTAAATGGTTCTATAAATGCACCAAATAAAAATCCAGCTAAAACTGCTTTAATAGCTACTCGAATAATCGTGGTTAAAATTGCATTATCACTTTTACCGCCAAATTCTTTTCTTAAGATATCAACATTTTGGCCAGATAGTTTAGCTAATTTTTCTAGTAAATCATTTCGTTTTGAATCTTTTTTGGATTCAATTTTAGCTCTTATTTTATCTTCATTGGCAGCTTCTAACTCATCTAAACGTCCGTCTTTTAAAACTTCAATTAAATCTTGTATTGCAACTAATTGACCTGAATCAAGTTTATCTCCTTCATTTTGAACATAATCACGTAATTCTTGAGTATACCTTGCAGCATCATGAGCCATTTCTTGCGCATTATTTAATTCTTTTAATTGTTCTACAACGTCATTTAGATTACTGTCTTTAAGAGGTTCTGCCATTTTTTATTCCTATTTACCGAATGCTTTACCAGCTTCTGATATACCAAACGAGCCTAGTGTTACTACTACGAATGATGTGTATATTGTTTCAGAAACTTTTAAATCTAAATCCCATACTAATGCTGTGACTAAATCGGTTATACCGAAACACATCATTAAAAAGAAAGATATAAATCCTATGATTGCTTTTTCGTTTAAGTCGTTATCGTCTAAGAATAAATCCATGAATTTTCTTTTACGAGGTCCTAATCTTTCTGCAGCTTGCCTAGCTTCCTCTTTCATTTCTTTGATTGTATCTTCTTGTTGGTCAAGCTTTTCAATCATAGCCATATACTTATCTAAGTCAATTTCGACTTCGTTTCTGCTGTTGTCTTGTCCTTCAGCCATTATAATCTCCTTTGTTCGTTTTTTAAACGTTCGTTTTCTTTTTCTATCCATTCCGTTAAAAGAGCTATGTATATCTCCCTTTCCCACGGTACCATATTATCAAGTTCAGTCAAACTATATCCATGATGTTGCATCATTGCAAAGTTCGTCTTATAATGATTTACAAGACTATCGTGCGAAAGGCCTATGTAAAAAAACTTTGAAGTCCTCTTAACTCCTGTTTATTAGGTGTTCCACACTTTTTACAATCAAATTCAATCATACTATTTAATGCAGGTATATGAGTGAAAAAATCTGATAACTTCATAAATTGTTCGTTATTCAGTGACTCAATAAAATCGTTTAATGCTTTTGGAGTTTCGTCCTTAGCATCATAAACGTTATCTGCATCAAATATACTATCAATACAAGCAGCAATCATTTTCATTGCTGAATCTACTGATTCATCACCAACACTTATTAATTTATCAATCTCTTTAAAAGATGGATATTTTAATACAACACCAACATCTTCAGTTAGCATTATTTGTTTATTATCATGTGAAACTACTGGAGCTTTAATGTCTTCAAAATCAATTTGAACTTCATTTCCTTCTCCACATTCTTCACATTTAACATTTAAGTCTATTTTTTCTCCAACGGATTTAGACCTTAATGCCAAAAATAATGTTTCAATATCAAACATTGCTAAACTATCAATGTCAATATCATCATATATACAAGATTTAATAATATCAACGGTTGACTGCATGATAATTTTATTATCACCAGATTCCATTGCCATCATTAAAACTTTTTCTTCTTTTACTAAGTATGGCCTATACGTAACTGTTTGACCAGTTGACGGTATTTCAACCTTATACCTAGCAGAATTTAGCTCTGGTAAAGCCATAATATTTCTCCTATTATATTATCCAAAAATAGATAATGCACTTCTAATTGCATTACCTGTACTACTTAATGCGCCCTGAGGTTTATAAGTATCATAACTAAAGCTCACACTCAATCTTTGAATTGTATCAGCACTTTCATTTGATAATACTAATTCATTCATCGTTGTTGGGAATGCTCCCTCTAATTTTACGCCATATATTGGCACATTTTGTTCATCTAATTGCTGTATTAATACGTCGCAAGTGATGTCCTTTTTATAAGCAACGCAGTATTTATCTACGTCCACTATACTATTTATCCACTTATCAAATATAGATTTCATATAATAATCATTTGTAAGTAAAAAAGTTAAATTAACGTCATCTATTAATGACCCATACGGAATTTTGATTGATTGTTTTTGTGCTTGATAATCTAGTGTACTAATCTGTTTTCCAGGTATTGATACTGAATCACATAACATTGAAATATCTCTTGGGTCATTGATTAAATTTTTTGCACTAAATCTTTTACCAATTGCTGCTGTGATAATTTGTTCACCATCTAAATTGAATAGTGTTTGAGTTGGTGGTGTAAATATTACATTAAATCGATTTGCTTTTGCTAATCCACCTTTTTTACTAATTAATGATTTTAAGTTTTCTATACTGCTCATTAGTTTCTCGCAATTTTATTAGATTCAGCCCAGACTGATTCTTTTCCTCTTTTTGTAAATTGTTCTACTGGTAAAAATATAGCAATTTCCCAATCAGTCATTGGCACTTTTGCAAATCCTGATTTAACATGTTTACCTAAATAATGTTTAAAGCAAGGTTTAAACTCTTTAAATTTTCTAACACCTGACAATAAGTTATATCTTAATTTAGTTAATCTAGAACTTTCAGTTGATTTAGGTGGACCAAACTCCATTAAATTATCTAAAAATGCTGCTCTTGTATTATAATTTAAATAATGTAAATTTAAACCATAGAATCCACCAGGTGCACTATCAATAATAATTGATAATGGAAATCTATCATAATATGGTAAAGTTAATTTAAGCTTAGGGTCATAGAAAAACATATACATACTTCCACGTGATGTGTCTGATGTTCTATCTAATGCATCATCTTTAAATACTTCTTGTCGAGATACATTTAATTTTGTTACATTTCTTTGAAACCATTCTTGAGATTGTTTCGTACGCTGTCGAACACCTGCTCTAAATGCATTCGCTTGTAATGTGTCAAATAAACTTGCCATATAATCTATTTATACAAGATTACAGTATCTTTATGCCTAGATTCTTTAAAGTTTCTTCTGTCCAAACCTGAAATTTCCAACCTTTATGTTCCGCAAATTGAGTTGCTGCTTCCCATTTATCTTGATTCTTTGCATAGGTAACTATTTCATTTATGTATTTTTTAGTTTTACGACTACGCTTTTTTGGTGGAATGGTTTGATTTTTTGGTTTAATTTCTATAAGATATGTTTCTTTATTATCTAATTGTATTAATAAATCAACAAAGTAACGATGTAATTTTTTATCTACTGTTGATTTATATGGTACAACTATCTCTTCAGAGTTCCATAATTTTACTTTTGGATTGTTTTCACACCATTTAAATGCTTGTTTTTCCCATAAAGAACGATAAACAACTGTATTTGCATTGCCCGCATACTTTTCTGGCTTTTTTATTTTGTATTTGCCGCTGTAACTCATATAAATAATCCTATAGTTAATTATTTATTTATACAGGAGAAATAGATGTCTAATTTTGTTGGACCAATAGAACCAAATAAGATGAGAATCAAAAGATTAGGTTTACAAGACGAAACATTTAAAAGTGGTAATCCTAAACTAACTGCATCAGAAATAAAAGATACAATTGCTAATGCTGCTAAAGGTTTAGTGCAAGATGCTGAAAGAGTAAGCTTAAGTAAAAACCAACACTTTTTCTTTCCAACAGATTTAAGAGATGGAGCATCTCAAGGGTTTCCTTTTATGAGATTTTGTGTAAAAGAACCAGGAGAACAAGGAAATAAATCTGTAGTATACTTATATCATCCTCCTGGAGTATCAGTAGGCGATGGTGCAAACTATGGTACTTTTGATATGGGAAGTTTAAAAGGCGGAATTGATTTTGCTAAAAGAGCATTAGGTGGAGATATTAATGTAACAAAAGATGATGTATATGCAGCAGGACTTATTTCTACAGATAAAATGTCAAAAGCAAGTGGTCTTAATATCAGAAGAAAATCAGCTATTTCTGCAGGGGTTGCAGTAAATCCATACACAAGACAAACTTTTGAAGGTGTAAATATACGTACATTTAGTTTTTCTTTTAAAATGGTTGCTGAAAGTGAATCAGAATCTAATATGGCTCGTAATATTGAAAGAACATTTAGAAAATTTTTATATCCAAAACGTATGGGTGAAATAGCATTAGCATATCCTCCATTATTTTATATTAGTTTTTATTCTGAAGGAGATATTAATGCATATATGCCAGTTATAAAACCTTCTTATTTAACTGGAATGGAAGCGTCATTTAACGAAACAGCAAATACAATGTTTAAAGGTACCGGAGCTCCAATAGAAGTAGCATTATCATTAACATTTACAGAAGAAAGAGCTCTTGTAAGACAAGATTTATATCCAACTGACGATGATATTCATGAAAGAAGAGAAGGATATTATTTAGCTGGTAAATCTGAGGCAACTAAAACACCTCCACCACAAAAAGATACTAAGGATTAATAATGGCATTTTTTAAACAGTTTCCAAAGGTAAAATATGATTTTAATCGTCAAGGCGTATTGCAAAATATGGTTGACCTTTTTAGAAGTGTAAGAGCACTTCCATCATTTCTTGATAATTATACTGGTTATAGATTATATGAAATAAAAAATGGTGAAAGACCAGATATTGTTTCAGGTAGAATATATGGAACATCAAAATATTATTGGACATTTTTTGTTATAAATGATTTTTTACATGATGGTATGAGAGCATGGCCAATGAGTCAAGAAGATTTATTTTCTTATATTGAAAAAGAATACGAAGGTTATGTAATTGAAACAAATCCTGAGATTATACGTGATACTGATGGATTAATAACAAACCATCGAAATAGCTTATCTGGAAGATTTACTTTAGGAGAAACAATTACTGGTGCAACAAGTGGCGCATCAGGTACTCTTAAATTAAAAAATGCTGATTTATCTCAATTAGTAATACAAGATGTTACCGGTGGAGCATTTATAGGAACAGCAGGTTCATCAACTGAATTAGTAGTAGGCCAAACATCTGAAGATTCAGTATCAACATGGAATGTATATCCATATGCAGAAGCACCATATTACTATTATAAAACAGATGATGCTCTTAAAAAACCAGTCACAAATTCAGACCATATACTAGGTGGTGTTGACCCATTACAATTATCATATGTAACAAATAGAGAACATATTATAGAACAAAATGACCAAAATTCTTTTATAAGATATGTAGACCCAGCTTATATCAATCAATTTACAAAAGCTTTTGACGAATTAATTAATGAGTAATTTAACAAATACTACAAGCAATTCAATTGCAATGTCCGCAAAAAACTATGCAATTTTGCAATGTACTATTACAACAAATGCTGGTGAGGAAATTGAATTAAAAGATGTTGTGCATGATGTAAAGATAAGTGAAAAGATATATCAATCAGCAATGATAGTAGATATATTTATTTTAGATTCAATTAATTTAATGCATGAATTAAAAATATCTGGTAATGAATCAATTCATTTAATTATTGGTAGAATAGAACCTGGAGATGAAGCAAAAGGCTTTGATTTAAAATTATATATTTCAGAAATAAAAGATTATTCTCAACCAACACCATCATCCAAAGCTTTTACTTTACAATGTGTATCTAAGCACGTATATTTAAATAATAAAAAATTAATTAATAGACCTTTTAAAAATAATGCCACAAGAGTAATTACTTCTATTATAAGAAATGATTTAAAGTCTGAAATTAGTACATATTCACAAAATGAATCAAAAGATATTATACAAGGAATCTTTCCAAACATATCACCATTACAAGCAATTAGTTGGTTGTTAAGAAATTCTTATGATAATAGTACACCAATTTATTTTTATGAAACAGCAAAAGATGGTATTGTAATTAATTCATATAATCAAATAGTAAATCATTTTAAAGAACCTTACACAGTATTTAATAATTTTCCATTTTATAAACATAGCGCTAGTGATAATAAAGGAGCTGCAATTTTTGATGAAGAAAAAAGAAAAATTATTAAGGTTATGTCACAAATTAATTTATCAAAACACAGAGCAACATTAAAAGGTTCTTTTAAATCTAAATTAAATAAAATAGATATTAGCACAAAACAAGTAACAGATAATACATACACTTATAGTAACGAAAAAAGAATGAATGAATATTCTCCTATAACTGAAAGTATGAAAATTGACGACCTATCGATTGCTACAGGATTTCAAGCAGCTCGACAACATTATATTTCATTAAATAAAAATGCATTTACTGCATCAAATTATCATGCACCTGCAGATAATACAATATTAAAAGCTCAAGCATCACAACATAATTTAGATACTATTAGACAAGAAATTATTATTGCAGGTGATTTTGATTTAACTTGTGGTATGATAGTTGAATTAGAGTTAATTAAAAATGCTGATATAACAAGAGAAATGGTAAATGACGATGATTTTAAAGATGATGTTTTATCTGGTAAACATTTAGTTACGAGTGTATTACATCATTTTTCAAAAACTGGATATACACAAAATTTAGTTTTGAAAAAAGATTCTTTTATAAAAGAGGTATAATATGATAGGAAGAAATGCAGACCAATATAAAGATGGAAATTTTGTATGGTTTATTGGTGAAGTAAAAGATATAAATGATAGTAAAAATTTAAATAGAGTAAGAGTACTTGCTTATGGATTTTATGATGGTGTAAAAAATAAAGGTACATCAACTAATCCAGATTGGAGTGATTTACCTTGGGCAACAGTAATGATGCCAACAACATCAGCATCTATAAAAGGTAATGGTGGTAATCATCATTTAGAGGTTGGTTCATGGGTTGTAGGATTCTTTAGAGATGGACCAAGCGCTCAAGACCCAATTGTTATGGGTTCAATCGCAACACAAACAGATGGTGTACAAGATATACCAACAAAATCTTCAGTAGATAATAAAGTATATGAATCAAAAGCAGGTCATAGAATAGAGTTAGATAATACATCAGGTAAAGAAAAAATTATAATTAAACATGGTAAGACTGGTGCTTTTCTGGAGTTTAATGAAAATAATAAAATACGAATTGTATAATGTCAACACCAAATATTACATTGCCACAAATAGAATGTCCTGATGTTCTATTACCAACACCAGCAAATTTAAGAAACTTATTTGGTGGATTAGCCACTCATGCATATCGGTATGAAATAGAAAGTTTAAAAACTGAATTAGAGCGTATACGTTCTTTATTAGATATTTATGAACCTAAATGGGAAAGACTTGAAATACCCGAGTTAGAATGGGAACTTATTATTACTCGTCTATCTTCTGAATATCCTATGTATGTTCAACAGAAAATATTATCGTTAATAAACGAAGTTTTTTCAATTGATTTTAATGTTACGATACTTGGAATATCTTTTGATATATTAGATTTTTTAGCAAATCCAAATAGTGTTTTAGATGGAATATCATTAGAAGAAATTGATAGTATATATGATTTGATTCCAGACGAATATAAAATTTGGGATAGGTTTGATGCTGCTGATTTAAAGAAAGAAACAATACGAAATTATATACGTTCTGAAGTTGCTAAGAAAATGAATCTATTATTAACAGGCGGATTTTCTGGTTTAATAGATGCGTTTGAAGAAATATGGGATTCATTAGGTTTACCTTCATTTCCTGGATTACAAGAAATAGATTTAGAAGCATTAATCAGAGATAAAACAATAGAAGAATTAGAACAGATTCAAATATTTGGATTTAGTTTATTAGATTTATTAGGTGGTAAATTTGATGATAATGTACAAATACCAGAATTTCAAAAAGAAAGATTGTTGAAAAGAGCAAGAGAATTTACTGAAGAATGGCAAACATATTTAATAAAGTTATGGATTAAAAAGGTAGAAGACTTTTTTAATGCTATCGGATTAGGTGCAGTAATACAATGGATAACCTTTAGCTTCTGTGATTATTTAAAAATAATAGGCTTTCCATCAACAATAGATTTACCAGAATCAGTACAAACATTAATTAATAACACACAAAGTTCACTTCCAAATACCGTAGTTGAGGAAGGAGCAAGTTAAAGAGTATAAATACATATATGGCAGGATTATATACAGGCGGTAAACAAATCACAGGTAAATTAGAGCAAGCTCGTATTGTCTCTAAGAAAAAACCGTGGAGTGATTTAGATTTATCTTTAAAAATACATCCTATTCGAAAAGACATTATTCCTTTAAAGGATGATGCTGCAATCAAAAATGCAGTAAAAAATTTATTAATAAGTAACTTTTACGAAAGACCTTTTCAAGACGATTTAGGTGCTAATCTAAGAGGATTACTATATGAACCTGCAGATGTTATCACTGAAATCGAATTAAGAGATAATATATATGATGTTTTAAGTAAATACGAACCAAGAATATCCGTTACAAGTATTGGTATAACAGATTTATCTGATGTAAATTCATATAACGTAACAGTATATTTTAATATAAAGGAATATGATTCAGCTGATACAGTTGAAATAGTATTAAGAAGGTTAAGATAAAATGGCAACAAATTTAAATGTAACAGAACTCGATTTTGCAGATATTAAAAATAATCTGAAAAACTTTTTAAAACAACAATCAGAATTTAGCGATTATGATTTTGATGGTTCAGGTTTAAATGTATTATTAGATGTATTAGCTTACAATACACATTATAATGCAATGAATGCTCACTATTCTTTGAATGAATCATTTTTAGATTCAGCACAAATAAGAGGAAATGTTGTAACAAGAGCAAAACTATTAGGATATACACCACGGTCAGTATTATCGCCAAGAGCAACTGTAAATATTGTTGTAAATATTGCTGGTGAAATCGGAACAATACCACCTGAATTGACTTTAAATAGAGGTACCAAATTAAATACAATTGTTGGTGGTGAAGAGTTTGAATATGTTGTTTTAGAAACTCAACAAGCAATATTATCTGGTACATTATATACATTTACAAATGTACCTATTGCTGAAGGTAGTATTAGAGAATTAAAATATAGAGTTGATAATGATATTGAAAATCAAAAATTTCAACTATCAGATTATAATTCAGATACAAGTACATTAAGAGTAAGAGTTCAATCAAACGAAGAATCTAGTAATTTTGAAATATATACTCCTTTTGAAACATTAAGAGGATTAGATTCAACATCTAAAGTTTATTATTTGCAAGAAAATCCAAGTGGTTATTACGAAATATATTTTGGTGATGGTGTTACTGGATTTAAACCGTCAAATAATAATATTGTCACAATTGATTATGTTATAACTGAAGGTACAGAAAGTAATGGAGCAAATTCATTTTCTATGGTAGATAACATTGGTGGATTTGGAACAATTTCTGTTACAACAGTTACAAATGCTATAGGTGGTGTTGAAGCAGAAACAACTGAATCAATACGATTTAATGCACCTTTAACATTCATTGCTCAAAATAGAGCTGTGACAGCTGATGATTATTCAGCAATTATTAAAAAAGAATTTACCAATATTGATTCCATATCAACATGGGGTGGAGAAGATAATGACCCGCCTGATTATGGTAAAGTTTATATTGCAATCAAACCTTTATTAGCTGATAATTTAACGACTGCAGAAAAAACAGATATTACTGGCGCAATATTAAAAGGTAAGAATGTTGTTTCCATTACACCAGAGATTGTAGATACTAATTATACATATTTAGAATTAGATGTTGCATTTAAATATAATCCAAACCTAACAGATAGAAGTTCTGTTGAGTTACAATCAGTTGTAAGAGATACTATTTCTGATTATAACTTTAATAACCTAAATAAATTTGATGGCGTATTCAGACATTCACAATTAACAAAAGCAATTGATAATTCAGACCCATCAATACTTAACACAATTGTACGACCAAGAATGTTTCAAGAGATTACACCTGTAAACAATGCAAATAATAGTTTTAGCTTATCTTTTGTTGCTCCTTTTTATCAAAATGGAGATTCAACTAAATTCATATTAACATCATCTTCATTTAAAATTAATAATATAGACCATTTCTTCGGTGATGTTCCAATATCAGGTTCAACGAATAGAAAAGTAATTGTTTATAAAGTTGTAAATAATACTAATGTTACCGAAATTGCAGATGCTGGAGTAATCGATGTATTAAAAGGAACCGTTGTTTTAAATAATTTTAGACCTGATACAACAGATAAAATAAAATTAACTATATTACCTAATTCTTTAGACCTTGCTCCAAAGAGAGACCAATTAATATCAATTGATAATAATAGTGTAGTCATAACACCAGAAATTGATACAATCGCAGTAGCAGGTTCTGCAGGAAGTATTAATTATAACACAACATCAAGATTTAAATAATGGCTCATAAAACTACATTGACTCCAGGTGCGATTGAAGTCGAACACGGAAGTTTAAAAGAAACAAAAGAAAATATTCGTATTAATCAATTAATACCTTCTGAAATATTAGAAAATAAAGAGCAATTAACAAAATTTTTAGAAGCATATTATACGTTCATGAATATGGACGAATTTATTTATCAAGAAAATGAAAGTTTTGATGAGGTAGTATTAAATAATCAAGCACAATTTAGAATACCCGACCCACGTAATGAAAATAATAGATTTTTCACTGATGAAACAGGTGCAGATTCAACATTGGTACTTACAGCACCTGATGGCACAACGGTTAATATTCCTTTAACTGATATTAATGTAGCAATTACAAATGGTAATGAATTGCCCGGTTCACTTGCAACATCAACATCTGAAATAGGTAAGACATTTACTATTAATGGTTTAATTGGATATAATAATTACACTGCTAAATTAACTACAATTGTTAAATATTGGGTTGGGCCAGGACCATCTTATGTAATGAATACAATTGAACAAGCAATGGACATTGATAGAAATGCTCAAAATTATTTAGAGCTAATGCAAAGAGAAATTGCAGCAACAATTCCAAGAGACCTGACAGTTAATAAAAGAACGTTATATAAACAAATCATTGACTTTTATAAATTACGTGGTTCATCAGATAGTATTGAAATATTTTTTAAAATACTTTTTAATGACGAAGTTAAAGTAGAATTTCCATACGATAAAGTATTAATACCTTCATCTGGTAATTGGGAAGCAAATCCTGCTCTTTCTAAGGGTGGACAGTATTTAGACAATAAAGGCTTTTTATCAGATAATATTGTAGTACAAGATAGTTTAAAGTTTCAAAAGTTTGCTTATCTAATTAAAACAGGTAAAAATTTAGATGATTGGGAACTTTCATATGATAGACTTGTACATCCAGCTGGATTTGTATATTTTTCAGAAATATTAATTTTCTTACAATTAACTGGAGCAGTTTTAACTGATGCATTAACATTAAGTAGAATGCCAGGAGAGCAACCAGGTATTATAGGACCTGAAGATATTCCAGTACTTGTTGAAATGTTTGTTTCAATGTTCTTACCACAAACAACTGCTAAGATACATCGAACAGGTACACTCTCTCTTGATTTAAAATCAGGAATTATAAGTGGTACCACAATAACATCTGGAGGAAGTGGATATACTTCTGTTCCAACTATTACATCATCAGATTCAGGAACTCCTTCAGGATTTACAACAGCAACATTAACACCAGTTATTACTAATGGTTCATTATCTGATATTGATATAGTCAATGGTGGAAAAGATTACAATATACCAACACTTACTATTGCTGCTCCATCAGCAATTACATTCGATGGAAGTGATGATGAGGTATTAGGAACAGGTATTGTTAATCTTACGAATAATACAATTAAATTAACCACAGAACAGCAAGAGGCTTTACCTGTAGGTTCACTTGTAACATATAATACTACTGGTGGAGCAATAGGCGGATTATCTTCAGCACCAGGAAGTAATCAATATTATATTATATCATCAACCGGTGGAAAAGTAAAACTTTCAGCAACTGAAGGCGGTACGGAAATTAATTTTTCAGGTGTAGGTTCTGGTACAGACCATTCATTTACTGGTACAACAGCAACAGCAACTGCGTCAAAAACAGATGGTTTATTAGAGAATGTCACGATTGTGGAACCTGGATTTGGATATGCATCTGCACCAGCAATTACATTTAGTGGTATTGAAGTTTCAGGACAAACAGGCGTTGCTCCTACGGTAACTATTGGTATTGACGCAAAAGGAAGATTAGACCAAGATAATATTACGATAAATACAGAAGGTTCTAATTGGTCAAATTTATTTGGTTCTGTTGCAGCTAATCCAAATGAAGGTCAAATCGCGGAAGTAGAAGCAATTGGATTTGCTGATAAAAATTATACTACTGCACCAAGTATTGTATTTCCAGAACCACAAGCAAAGGATGCACTCGGTAATTTACTCTCAACTAATGTAACAGCAACAGCTGAATTTACAGTAAATAGCGATGGTGAAATTACTGGTGTAAATATTACTAATGCTGGTAATGGATATATTACTGACCCACAAGTACGATTAGGTTCTGCAGTTAATAACGAAATTCGAGTTGCAGACCAACAAGAAATATTAGATTTAAGTTTAAATCATAATGATGTAGATACATTAATAACAGAAGTTAAAATAAATCCAAAACAAGCAACTGGCTCACAAGATGGTAAAACATTATTTGATGGTGGTAGAATTAGAGATAATGTAATAGGAATAGTTACCTCAGTTACTGTAGATGCTGGTGGCAGTGGATATTCTTCAGCCACAGTAACATTTAGTGGAGGTGGAGCAACTGTTCATGCTACTGGTACTGTAACTCTTACAGGTGATGCAGTTTCTGCTATTAATATAATAACTGGTGGATATGGATATACATCAGCTCCAACTGTGACTATTTCTGGTGATGGCAATAGTGCTGCAGCAACAGCAAATGTTAATTTAAATTGGACTATAACACAATCATCTAGTTCAGCTGATAAATTTTTACCAGAACATAGAGTTAAAGTGGTAAATTCAAACTTTAGAACCATTATAAATAATGGATATAAACAAAGGAAAGGTCCTGAGAACTTCTTTACAAGTTCTAGACTTTATAATAGTAACCAAACAATTGCGTTTTTAGGTTCAAATACAATTGAAACTATCAACTCAAATGATATAAATAAATATAACACAAGTACATTTGTACATATAGAATAAGCAGGAAAGCAGCATGGCAGCAATAGTAACATCAAATTTTAGAACTTTAAATGCAGGACATTTCAAAGACCAAGTAGAAGGGTCAAGTGTTTATGTATCAATAGGTAAATCAGACGTATGGTCATTGACTACATCCGATACAACAGATACAACACCATTTACTCCAGGTGACCATTTAGATGAGCTTGGAGAAGCAAGAGCAAATATGATTGCTATGAAAAAAATCATAGCAACCGATATCGCTCATGTTGTTCCAAGACATACTTGGACTTCTGGTAATTCATATTACGCTTGGGATTCAGATGATTCATCTATATTTGATAAAGCATTTTATGTTATCACATCAGAATTTAAGGTTTACAAGTGTATTAAAGCAGGTGGTGGTGCTTCAAGTATTCAACCAACACAAACATTAACAGACCCAACAGCAGAATCAGATGGATATATATGGAAATATATGTATACAACAGGTGTTGCAGATGCTGAGAAATTCTTAACAAATAGTTATATGCCAGTAAAAACTGTTTCACTGAGTGCAGATGCTATTGTTTCTGTAACAACATCTTCAAGCACAACAGTTACTTTAACAGAAACTGTACCAGAAATTAATATTGGTATGACAGTATCAGGTGGAGAAATATCAGGCACACCAACAGTTTCAGCAATTAATGGTTCAGTACTTACTTTATCAACTGCACAAAGTATTGATATTTCAGTTGACTCTAAATTAACTTTTGCATATGCCGCAGATGCTGATGCAGAAGCAGTTTTAGCAGAAGCAGATTATGCTCAATATTTAAACCAAAAAGCTTCAAGAGATTCTTCCACAGCAGGTGGTATTGAAAGAATTGAAGTCACAGCAGGTGGAACAGGTTATACAT